ATCAGGTTCATAACCAGGCGTTTTGACAATGTTCTCAGGCTTCAATGTTTGCAGGGCTTCCAGCGCCATATTCCTGATCGTACGCGCTTCAGTGATAGTGCTGGAGTAAACATCAACCTGCACAGAAACGGCGGATTCCGCCTGACCGCAGAGAACGTCAGCGGCCGCGTCGGTAATAATCGAGAAAATTACCCAGGGCGGTGAGACTGAAGGCTTCCCGTCACTGCCGAGCGGTGCAACGTAGGGATAAACCTGCCCTCCGGCCAGCGGTTCCAGCAGAGGATAGAGATCGTCTTCCGTCATTTGCTTAATGCCTCGTCAATGGCCTGGTTCATGCGCCTGATCGCGACCTCTGTCGCCTGCTCCTGGCGGACGTCAAACGCGGGACGAATGAATGGATGTGGCGGCATGTTGGCAGTTCCCATTTCAACGAATCGCCAGTAAAAGGCGTTTCTCGGGTTATTAGACTTCATCGTGTTATCGCTGTTGCCGGTGCGCGGGTTAACGCCACGAATATGGACGCCGGAAGAAATCTCCCCGCGGCGGCGGCTTTTTTGGGTCACCACCACCACGTTTTTTTTCAGTTTTCCGGTGCGTACCGGTGCACGTGCGATCACTTCTTCCTTAAGCACTTCGGCACCGGCGCGCGTGGCATCACGAAGAACCTTATTGTTTTCAGCGCGGCTAAGGGCCTCCAGATCCTTTGCGATGTCATTTAACCCGGAAAAATCGAGGCTCGTCTCAATCATTTTTCAACTCCCAGCTTGCACAATATCTCCAGGCGTTCCCCCTTTTCATCGGGGATGGGCGGGCCTATAACGTTAAGAGTTTTGCCTCGGTATGGCCCACTCTGAACCTTTAGCCTGGATGCCGCTGTTATAGTTTTTCCCGATTTTCCGCGAACCCATACCCTGACATCAGCCTGAGCAATTTCGGCACCGGCAGACATTAATTCTCTTCCGCTCCGTCCCCTAATATCTGCGCGGATGGTTTCCCCATCTTCCCATGTTTCAACGGGCTGTCCTGAATCGTCACGTATATGTACGGGGTTTTGTATCATTAGAATTTGTATGAGCTTACCAGCGGATATAGCCATGATGCCCTCAAATAATTGTCGGAAGTCGAAGGTCATGAATTAAAAACGACACAGAAAAAGGAAGCTCTCCATGCAGTAAATCTTCTTTTTCAGCCAGATCAGGGTTTCGGTACAGCATACCCACCAGACGCATCGTAGCGGCCTTCATCCGGCTTAGCGCTTCACCTTCTATTAACTTTCCTGTCTCATCAACGACCTTGTCACGGCTTCCCTGAATAAAAGCCAGTAACACGGAACTGGCTTCCTGTATTTTTTCCTTAAGCGGGCCGTCGTCAGCATCATGATCAATATGCAGGTGTTCCTTAATCTCAGAAAGTGTCACAAGTTCAATCATGTTTTATCCCTCCCGTCGCGGCCACGCTTGGCTGCCAGCGTCCAGCCTTTCGAGCCAGCCTCACCCGGCTTGTCCTGCGTCCGATCGTCGCAGTGCCACAGAGAGCCGCCCCATGTAACCGTGTCGCCAGGCAGATATTCCTGACCGGATTTGAATACGCCCTGATAAATCATTACAGGCACGTCAAAGGATTTGGTTTCACTGGTGCCACTGGTGCGGCTAACCGTCAGGGTGAAGGTGCGCTGCTCAGAATGCTGTATATCAATGCCCGCCACGCCATCAACAAGACACTCCCAGCCGCGCATGCCATGGGTTTTCTCGTAAGCGCGCCACAGGCCGCCGTTATACGTTGCATAACTGCCACGCGGATAGCTTTTCCCTTCATCAATGAAAGGTAGAATCTCCAGCGACAGGGCGTCCCGGCCATTTTCTCCATCTTTACCCGGCTCTGCTGCGGGCAGAGCTGCAATCGCCTCATTAACCAACGATTTCACATCTGGCAGCTCCGGCATGGATGCGGAAACCAGCTCCTGGATCATCGGCTGGACGTCTTCAGTTGTGACACTTTTACCGTCCTGCGGTACCGGGATAGCGGCTACCGCCTCACTGACAGCTTCTTCAACTGCCCTTTTAAGCATGGAGGGATCAAAGTCTTTACCGTCCTTTGGTACAGGTATCTCTGCCACGGCATTGCTGACTAGCTCCTGTAAAACGGGGGTGATATCGTCGACCGTGACACTTTTACCGTCACGCGGAACCGGGATAGCAGCTACCGCCTCGCTGACCATAGTGGCAACATCTGGAAGCTCCGGCGCTGCCTGGGCTGGTAATTTAGCAATTTCCGCTTTCACCATGCTCTCGACGTCTGGAGCGGGCGCATTACTGATTTCTTCAACCTGCTTTGCGAGACTTGTTAGCCTCTCCTCATAGTCCTCTTTCAGCGCCTGAATACTTTTACTGAAGCTGTCACGCATTTCAGCGAGAACCTGACCAAATTCCTCGCCCAGCACCTTTATCAGGGATAGTTCGCGTTCATTCATTTTGTAAGAAATCCTCTGATCATGGCTTTGGCTGCCGACTGCTCAGCATCGGTTAAAGCCTTTCCTTCATTCGTTGAGGCTGAAGGTTGGGACAAACTGCTTTTACCAAACGGATCATCCGAAGCATCACGGCGCGCCAGCGCCTCAAGGCTGAAGTTCTGCTGTTGAAGGTAAAGAGAGTCCCCTCCAGCCAGGGGAGGCAGGTTCTCACTTTTCCTCGCTTCGTTTGGTGTGAGGATAGTATTTTTCACCCCTTCCCCCAGGGATTTGATACGGCGTTCACTGTCCATACGCAGCAGCGCATTAACATCAAACTCAGTCCCTGTATCACCCTCAAGTTCAAACGCTTCATCCAGCAGCAATTCGATGGACTCAATCAGTGACTGAAGACACTGTGAGTAATACTGCTGATCCTGCGCCTCGATGTTGTCATGTGTTGGCAGTTCACCGATGCCAACCTTATAAGCAGGCACGTGGGTTTCCCGCCATTGCGGAAAAAGTACGCTGAGCTTTCCTGAATATGGTGACCCTGCATTGCAGCCAGACCAGCAGCATAAATCGGGGAAAGACCAATAAGGGGATGGAACAGACAGTTGAACCGATCGTGAATAACCTCTCGTGCCGGTACAGTCACAGATGATTCAATACCGGCCATGCTATCCGGATTGATCTGGTAGTAGACAGAGCCATCATCAGCTACCAGCGGCGTAACCTTGTTCCAGTCCAGCAGCCTCAGCTCGGTTATCTCACCGCGATTGTTCCGGATCTTGAGCGCAACGGTATTACCTTCGCACAGCTTGGAATTCAGCCAGTGCTCAAAGAACTGGATGCGGTTCTGAAAGGCATTTGGCCTGGAATACAGCGCGGCTATCTTTCCGGTTTTAATTTCCCTCCGAACGCCATTTGAATCCTGTTTCATCAGGCGCGGAGGCATTTTAGCGATATCACTTGCGATCAGAGATATGCAGGAAAACACAGCATAATAGGAGAGAACCGTTTTGGGCTTAATTTCCATATTCTGCTGCCAGGCCCCGGCGTAGGGTTCGTGGACATAACTGAACATCGGTGTCCAGCCCCCGCGGTTGACAACAGGCTGCTGTAGATTTTTGACTTGCCCCTCTTTTCTTCGGAAAGGATTCCACATTAGCCGTTCTCCGCTCTACGCTTATTCTTCCTCACCCTGGTAGTTACCTCGGTGAAATATTCAGCCTTGCCAAGCAGCACCAGCACCCTTGCGCACCGATCGTCCACGGTCTTTACGTCTCCCGTAACAGAGTCATGTGTGCGTTGCAGATATCTGATTTTTGCCATGCAATATGGCGGGGTTTCCCCCGCCCTCCTTTCGCGTTAGCTTCCCTGGTTAGAGCCGTAGTTCACACCAGAAATAACCGCCACCGCTGCCGTGCGGCGACGCTTCCAGTTGATCCAGCGCTCGGCACGGATAGCCACGCTGTTCGTCTGGAACATGGAAACCAGCTCCGTTCCGGTTGGGCTGACGCTGTCGCCAGTAGGATCGCTTTCCATTTCCAGAGAGGCTTCACGTGACATATCCACTGCCACACCACCGTCGTCAGCCAGATAAATATCCGGCGCGTTCAGCAGGGTAAGATTGCTTCCGGCGTACTGCGAAACGATAGCCGGAAGCCCCTGGAATGTGCCGCCAAGCAGGGTCATTTCCGGATACATTTTCTGGCCCAGAGCATTTTTCTTCATGGACAGCGCCAACGCGTTGGTGCTGGACATGATCCACACGCCGCCAGTTGGCTGGAGGTTATTGGAGACAAACTGAGCGAATGCCGCTTCAGCATCTGCATCCGGATCGCCGGTTGATGGAACAGCAACAATACCGTTGGTAATTGAGGCCGGAGAGACGTTAGCAACTTCAGCTTTCGCCGGGTTAATGAAGTCCGTATCCAGGCGTGCAATGACCGCTTCTGCCAGCGCATTACGCACCAGTGCATCAGCTGCCGGATTGGAGAATCGGATCAGCTCATCGGTCAGCACCGCAATGGCTGAGACTTTGGCGAAGCTGAACGTGATGGACTCAAAGTCGAATTTGGTCAGCGGCTTGGCCTTACCCTGACCTACCCAGCTTGCAGATCCGCCGGAAGTTTGTGCCGGAATGCGAATGTTGAACGGGACCTGACGCAGGGCAGGAATACCACCCTGACCGAAACGACCGATAATGGTCTGCGGGCGGAGGAATTCAACAAAATCATTTGCATATTCCTGATACTCCACCAGCGCACCAGCCCACTGAGGATCGGTCGTTGTGCCAGCACCAACAGCGGCTTTCAGCACATGGTGAAGTTTCGCATCATCCGGGTACTGCTTACGTGCAATTTCCAGCGCTTCAGAACGGCTGCCGTTTGCCGCCGCCAG